GATACTGGCGAAATCACTCCTTTAGAAGAAGAATAAGATGGCACTTATTAATGCCACTAGCTTTCTGTTATTAAAAGATACAACAGTTGTAGGGCATTCTAAAAGCACTAGCTTTAACATTAATGTAGATTTACCAGATGCTACAACTAAAGAAAGTTTAGGTTGGGCAGAGGTTATACCAGGTGTTAAATCTGGAACAATTAGTTGTGAATGTTTAACTGATTATTCAGATACATTAAATTTTGAGCAGTTAGCCGATATGGTGCTAACTAAGGAAAAGGCAACTTTTGTTTTCAAAGACAATGTAAATCCTAAATTAATTGTTAGAGGCGAGGGGTTTATTAACTCAGTAGATGAGACAGCTGAGTTTGAAACTGCCAATAGTTTTAACTTAGAAATAAACCTTACTGGTGTATTTACAATAACTGATCCTAGTGAGGGAAGAACTTGGGAAAACATCTTTGAAAAGTGGGAGGATATATCAGATAACTGGGAAGATGTATAATTTTTTTATTTGTATATTTGTCATAGATTAATAATTAAAAAATATATAAATGGCTACAACAGGCGTATTTAATGGAACAGATTTACTACTTAAATTAACAGATGGAACAACAATAGCAGCATCTACTACTATTGGACACTCAACATCTTGTACTCTTACACTATCAAATGATTTGCCTGAGGCAACTACAAAAGATAGTAATGGATTCCAAGAGGTTATTGCTGGTGTTAAAAGTGGTGAGATTTCTTTTGAGGGATTAATTGCTTATGATGATGATGCAAATCCAGTAGATTTTGCAGACATCTTGATTGCTCGTAGAGCTGTATCATGGGAATTTGGAACTGCTGAAACTGGCGATGCTGTGTACTCAGGATCTGGGTTTTTAAGCTCAGTTGAAATGAGTGCTGAAATGGAATCTCCAGCAACTTATAGTGGTTCAATTACTGTAAATGGTGCAATTACTAAATCATAATTTAGGTAATTCTTAATAAAAATTAAAGGGGTATGGATTGAGGAAACTATACCCCTATAAATATATAAATATGGCAAACAAAAAAAGAGGTTACTATACCTTAAAAATAGGTGGGAAAATGCGAACTATGCATTTTTCAATGAATTTCTGGGCAAACTTTACTGAACAACTTAATGTGCCACTTGATAAAATAGGTGATGTTTTTAATGGTGGTATTTCTATTAAAGGTATTATTGCACTTATATATTCTGGTTTATTAGCTAATGATCAAGAGCAAGGCAATGAGATTGATTACAACCAATATAAGGTTGGTATGTGGTTAGAGGATTTTGATGCTGAAAAACTAAATGACATTGTTACATCAATGATGGAATCAAGAATACTTGGCAATGATTTAAATATGGGTGTTACAAGAAATATTAAAAAAACTACTAAACCCACAAAAGAGGGAAAGTAAATACCCAGCTGACTTGGGATAGTTTATTAGATTTTTATATTGGTCAAGCTGGGATTACACCAGATGTTTTTTGGAAAAACACTTGGAAGGAAAATCATCTAATGGGCGAATCTCACATGATTAAAAGCAATGTAGCATGGGAGCAAACTAGATATTTAGCTGCTATGCTTTACAATGTAAATTGTAATAAAAAAGGTCAAATGATTACACCTGATAAATTATTCCCTTTGCCTCAAGATGTTTATTTAGGTAGGGGAAAACCAAAGTCAACTAAAGAACAATTTTTAAAATTTAAAAACAAAGTAGATAAAAGAAAGCTACCAAAATAGGTGGCTTATTTTTTTTGTATTTTTACATAAAAATAATTCATGGCAAAGTTAAGATTAGATTTACAGCTAACTGGGTTTAAACAGGCACAAGGTAAACTAAAACAATTTGGCAATAACATTAAAAGTGTTGGTGCTAGTATGCAAAAATTTAGTTTGCCATTAGCACTTGCTGGTGGTGCTGCTATAAAGATGGGAGCTGACTTTGATAAGTCAATGACTAAAATAAAATCTTTAGTTGGTTTAGCTGGAGCTGAAGTTGACAAAATGGGCAAACAAGCCAGAGAGATGGCTAAAAATACTGGCATTAGTAGTCAACAAGCTGGTGATGCCTTATTCTATATAACATCGGCTGGTTTAGAGGGTGCTGAGGCAATGAGTGTTTTAGATGCATCTTTAAAAGCTAGTGCATCTGGTTTAGGTGATGTATCGCAAGTTGCTGATTTAGCAACATCTGCAATGAATGCTTATGGATCTGACACACTTTCAGCATCGGATGCAACAGATGTTTTGACTGCTGCTGTTAGAGAGGGTAAATTAAACAGTGAAGATCTTGCATCTTCAATGGGACAAGTATTGCCAGTAGCATCTAATATGGGTGTTAGTTTTAATGAGGTTGGTGCTGCAATGGCTGCAATGTCAAGAACAGGTACTAATGCTGCTCAAGGTGCAACACAATTAAACAGTATTTTATCTGGCTTACTAAAACCTACAAAACAAGCTGAGGATGCATTAAACTTAATGGGATTATCTAGTGCTGGTTTAAAACAACAAATAAAAGAGGAGGGATTACTTAGTGTTTTAGACACTTTAAAAACACAATTTGATGCTAATAGTGATGCTGCTGCTCAAGTGTTTCCTAACATTAGAGCATTACGAGGTGTTTTAGATTTAACTGGTGCTAGTGCTGCAACAACAAGGGAAATATTTGATGAATTAAATGCATCTCAAGGTGCAACTAAAAAAGCATTTGATGAGACATCACAAAGTGCTAGTTTTAAATTAAAAAAGGCATTAAATGGTGCTAAAGAATCTTTTGCTGAGATGGGATCTGTTTTACTTACAGCATTACTACCAGCAATACAAAAACTTACTGGTGTTATATCTAATTTATTTAAATCATTCACAAATTTAGATGCATCAACACAAAACATAATACTAGGTGTTGGAGCTTTAGTTATTGCATTGCCTACATTACTAAGTTTATTTGGAACTTTAGTTAGTGTACTTGGTACTTTAATGTCTCCAATAGGTGCTATTGCTGCTGGTTTAGCTGGTATTGCATATATAATTGCTACTAACTGGGCAGAGGTTGCACCAGTTTTAGTTGGCTTATACAATAGATTTGTTGACTTATATAATTCTACAACTTTACTTAGAGTTGTTATAGGTGGTTTAAAATCTGCATTTAAAAGTGTTTTTATTTTTGCTTTATCTCAAGTTGATCAATTAACTAATGCATTCTCAACATTTTGGAAACTTATTAAAGAGTTTTCTGAAAAGGGAATGGATGGTAGTTTCAAAGAAATTTTAAAAGAAGGATTTGAAAATGGTCAAAAAATAAGTGCAAAAGCTGGTGAAGATATTGCAGATACATTTGCTAAAGATTATCAAGAAGCATTAGATAGTCAGCTTAGCTATGCAACAGTTGATAGTTTAAATACAGCACTTAGTGATGGTGCTACATTTATAAAAGGTAAATTACAAAGTGTTTTAAGTGGCATGGGTATCTCAGCACCTGGTGGTGATGGTGGCGACACAAAAGAACCCCCAAAAAAACTAGGTGGTTTAGGTGTTGATATGAGTATTGTAAAAGATCCAGTTACTTTAATGACTGAGGGTATGATAGCTAATAAACCAGCATTTGATGCTGCTTTAAATGGTATTGGAGCAACACTTACAGCAAACTTACTTTTACAACAAGAAAAAATGGCAAAGTTTCAAGAAATTGGATTACAAATGGGTGATTCAATTAAAGGTACTTTTGCTAGTATGGGACAAAGTATAGCACAAGGTTTAGGAGCTGGTGAAAGTGCTTTAGGTACTTTTGCTGGTGTTCTTATAGAAACTGCTATGACTGCATTAGGAGCATCACTTGCTACAACAATGGGGTTTGGTGCTGAATCTGCTGGTGCAACTGCTAAATCATTTGGACCACTAGCTGCATTTGTTTTACCAGCTTTACTTGCTGGAGCTGCTGTTGCTGTTAAAGGTGCTTTTGGTAAAATTAAAAAACCTAAAGAATTTGCAAAGGGTGGTATTGTTAGCACACCTACGATGGGTGTCTTTGGAGAATATCCAGGAGCAAGAGCTAACCCTGAGGTTGTCGCTCCTTTAGATAAATTAAAAAGCATGATCGGCGACAGAGGTCAATCTCAAGTTAATGTAAGTGGTCAATTTGCTTTAAGAGGTCAAGATCTAGTGGTGGCATTACAAAGAGCTGAACGAAATAGAAATAGAGTTTTATAATGGCATATGGTGTTAAATATAGATTAGAATTTTCTGATGATTTAGAAAATGGTAAAAAGATTGAAATACTTAAAAATAATTATACTGGTAGTGTTTTAGATATAATAGGTGGTGCTGAACCATGTATAATAAGTTGGGAAGGTGATGATAATTTTTATTCACCAATTAAGGGATCTCAATGTACTTTAAATTTCTTTGTAACTGATTCTGTTAGTTATGATAATTTTTATGAATATGATGAAAGGGAATATCAAGTAAAAATATATTACAAAGATTCTAGCAATGTATATCAATTGTTTTGGGTAGGTTGGCTTGTAAACGATCAATTTAGAGAGGCAATTACATCTAAACCTTTTCCAATTACTTTAAGAGCAATAGATGGTTTAGGCACTTTAGATTCTTTTGATATGACATTATATCAAAATTCTTATAGCTCAATTTCAGCTAGACAGTGGATTACATCAACACTTGATAATTTAGAATTAGATTTGGACATATATGTAAGTCAAGATATACACAAATTAAACCCTACAAGTACTCAATATAGCATATATGATTATATGTTTATAAACCCATATACATTACAAAAAG